ACTCTGTCGGGTCCAGTTTCAAAAATATCCTCAGCTTGTTCAAGTGCATAAATGTTACCAAAGTTTTTTTTAATCTCATTAAATATCATTCCTACTTTAGAGTTAGTGCTGGACTTACCAGTCTCTGTATCAAGATATCTACGAAAAGCTATCAATGGCGCTCTTTGAAAATCTTTATCAAATTTTTCTGCATCGATAATCATTTGTTTTTTATCTGCCTCTCTGATTGCCATACCAGCATCAACAAATGATTCAAACATTTCAGGGTGCATAATAAATCCATCTGACTCTCCACCAACTAATCTATACGTAGTAACTCCTGTAAAGTCATCGTATATTCTTTCAACACTATCTGCATTGAAAAGACTTTTCAATATTGCATCTTGTTGGCCAGTAATAGTGCCATCACCAAGTGAGCTTGTTGTAAATGCTTCTTTTATGTAAGGGGCTAAAACACTATATGCTAGACCAGCTTTTCCAATCTTAAAAAAATTGTTCATCATTTTAGGTCTCGTTGCAGGATTAGGTATTACGTTTGCAAGTACACCTTTTACACCACCTAAAAATTTAGCAAACTTACCTACTTTTTCAGCTGCTTTTTTTCTAGTTCGAAAAGCACTTTTTGATTCTCCTTTTTTACGTTTAACCTTACTTTTTTTCTTTTCTCCTACATTTCCCGCTCCTATGATTGCTGCTGTGTGCAGCTGACCAACAGAGTAAGGAAACATTTTAGTTAGAGCTTGATAAACTGTAGGTGACGAAGATTTAATTTTATTTAACGCACCAAAATATGCCAATTCACCAGCCAGTGCGCCCGTAACATATGCTCCAACTGTGGTAGATTTAGGTGCTAAATTGTATTCAAAATTAGTTAATTCTCTAATTAAACTACCAATCTGTAATGGATTTGGAACTTTAGGTGCATTGTTTATAGAGGATAATGCGTTAAAAAGACCTACAGCTAAACCTGGAGGTGCTGTTACTGTTTCTTGAGCTACAGCGGCAGTGTCTGCTAAAAATTTTAGTGAATCCTCTGATAATTTTTGACCAGTTGTTTTTTGACCTTGATCTTTAATAGGCAAACCTGTTTCTTCGTCGATTAAATATTCATCTGAAAGAATATCAGGATCTAAAATTGCATCTAATTCAGTATCTTTAGCCATTATTATAATCTAACACATCTTCTATAGATGCGAAACCTCCATCTTTAAATAGCTGTCCACCTGCGGTCGAAATATCTGTAATAGCCTGGTCCATTTTAGATTCAAAATCTTTTGATATTGGCTCATAATATCCACCTATTTCTAATTCATATTCCAAATCTTTAATTTCTCTATCTAAATTTCTTAATGCTTGATCTGATAGTAAAATCTTTGATCCACCTTTTTGTTGTGCTTTAGTTTTTAATCTTCTAATTTTAGAGGCTATGGCGTTTTCTTCTGCATTTAAAATTCTTTCTCCTGTAAAAATATTGTTAGCTCGAAAAGCTTTATCCATGTCATCAACTACAGCTGCTTTATGAGATAATGTTAATTCTGGAAACTCTATGCCATATTTATTAAAATTATATTTTATTTTATCTCTTAACCTAACTGTATCGTAAATGATTGGAAGAGCTTTTTTCATAAAATCTTTTCGCTCCACTTGTTTTTTAAAACCGTCAAAGGCCTCGTCGATTGATTTACCTTCAAAAATAGAAAATCTCATGTATCTGTTAAAATTTGCTCTAAGCAAATCAGCCATTCTTACGCCGTGTGTTTTTGCTTTAGAATTAAATTGTCTCATTAAAGGGATGTTATCTAAATTAGAGTCAACAATGTTTTTCTTAACTAATCTTATGAAATCATTATAATACATTTTTTGATTTTCATCCAACAAACCTATCATATTAGTGTTAATTAAACTTGGATTACCTTTTTGTGCTTCTTCAAAAATAAATTGTTTTATTTTTGGATCATCGTGTATTCTTACTTTGGGTGGACCGCCCTGTAACCTTATAGTGTCCATGCCTAATTCATCTAAAAGCCCCTCGGCTTTTAACATATTTAAAATTTTTTTTCTTTTAAGTTCTTTTAAATATTCAGATCCTCTTGTAGTTCTAATATTTTTAGCTGATAAAAATTCTTTTAAATAAGGATCTAATTCAAATAATTTATTAGTATTTATGTGGCCAAAATTATATATACCTGTTCTTAATTCACTTCCTGTGGTCTTTGGAACTATCTCCTTATATCTTTTTAGTAAATTATAAGCTCTACCTGCAGCCTCGTCATACTGCCTAGAAATTACATTGTTCATGCTATAAAAACCTTTTTTAGTCAATTGATCGTAAAACTCTCTTGAATCTTTACTAATTTTATTTTTTCTTACTGTCCGTTTTAGAAAATTCAGGTAATATTTTTCTCCCAAAGATTCTTTAATTTGTGTCATTAAATACGGGTTCTGTGAATCATAAAGTTTTGCAAAAATGTTGAAATCATTTTCCGATAAATCTGCAGGCGTTGCTCTATTTCGTACGTTCTTAATCTTTTGTGCATCATCATATAAATTTCTAATTCTATCTGTAAAATTTTTTAAACCCTCGTGCGTTGAATAGTGATTTCTTAAAGCAAGTCTATTTACTCTCATATTAGGCTCCGATGCAATTTTAAGCATATTATCTATTTTTGAATCACCAGCGCTTAACATTCTTAATGCTTCAGAAACATTATCATTAGTGATAAGTTTAGTTTGCATTTTAGAACTTAAACTACCAAACAATTTTAAAAAATCAGACACCTCATAACCAGTGGCTTCTTTAATTAAAAATTGTGCTAAATCTTGTCTAGCGGTCATTAGTAATAATACCTCCTAGGTTCTATGTATCTTTGTTCATCTATGTAATCGGATTCCAGCTGGATGAAATTACCCTGTCTGAATCGCAACAGCGCTTGTGTTGTTGAGTCGACTAAATCGTCATGATCACCATAAGGGAAAGCTGCACATTCTTCAACCACTTCTTCGGCAAACCGATCTTCCGTGCACCATACCTGTCCCGCCTCAAAAAGGGGAGCTACGGAGTTAACACGAACGTGCTTATCATTGCCCTTACTAGGCGTATAAGTAACTACTGGTATACCTAATTGCCGTAGCTCTTGTGTTAATGGCATACCAGAAGCTTTCGCTTCGATCAAGATTGTTTCGGGTTCCCAGTATTTATATTCATCTAATGCTATCGTTTTCAGTTCAGGAAAATCCCAACGACCTTTACGCATCGCTAGAAGTATAATGTTCCATGGGCCGTCTTCTCTAGGTTTAAATACACCCCACGTTGTTATAGCACTAAAGTCTGCAGTCTCTCTTTTACTAAAAGCAGTATCATAACTTTGTATAACGTGTGAAAGATCAGGTATCTTATCATGTTGCCATATCTGCCACCAATCACGTTTAATAATAGATCCTTCTTCTGAAGTTGGTTGTTGTTGCCATTGTGCCTGCCATTTTTGTTCTGACAAAGATGCTTTAACACCATCTAACTCTTCACGTTTCCAAAACTGTGGCCATAATGGTTTATCATTCATAATCGCAGGAAACTCTACAACTTCCCATTTGTCTGTGTTTGGATCAGCTTGGGCCTTGATCAGTTGTCCAGTAAGATCCTTTGTTGACCATCGAGTCATAACTACGACTATTGCTCCTCCTGGTTGCAAACGCTGTCTAGGTCCTGAGGTGTACCAATCATAAGCTTTGTCAAATGAACTCTCACTTAATGCATCTTGCTCCGAGTGTGGGTCATCAATAATAAGTAAGTCTGCACCACGGCCCGTGATTGCACCACCGACACCAGCAGCAAAGTATTCACCACCTTTGTTTGTAGTAAATCTACCCGCAGCTTTAGAATCCTGTGATAAACTTACATCAGGAAACACATCTTGAAATTCTTGTTGATCAAACAAGTTTCTTACTTTTCTGCCAAAGTTGTAAGATAGCTCTGCTGTGTGAGTTGCTTCAATAATTTTTAGCTTAGGATTCCTACCCATCATCCACGCAGGAAAAAGGTTAGATGCAAACTCAGATTTTGTATGACGTGGTGGCATATTCACGATTAATCTTTTTATTTTTCCACGTGAAATATCCTCAAATTTTTTTGCAATAATTTTATGATGTGAACCAGAAATAAAGTCAGGCCAAACTTTTTTTACAAATGTAAGGAAGTTGGAACGGGACTCCTCTGCAACTTTTATTTGTAATTTCCTAAGTTCTAGTTTTAATAATTCCGTTGGGATTTTTTTATTCATTAGAAAGTTATAACATAATCTCTGTTTGTGTAAAACTTTGCACTATAGACTAACCGCACAGCTTGTGCGTTTTAGGGGGGTGTGGGGTGTCCGCAAATCAAGATACAGTATTAGATAAGTTTGTAAGTACCTAGATGTTGTTTTGTTGTAGGTGATACGCTGCCTGGAAGCCTGGTTAAGCGAGAGCTTCGGTAAATTCTGTGTGAGCCTGCTGCATAAAAAAAGGGCGGATTAACCGCCCTTTTGCCAGCCCACATGGGTAACTGTTATGTTATGTGTTGTGCCAGTCGTTGCATGATCTTACGACCCCAATCTTTAACGTATTGAGGTGCATGAGGATCAAGAACAATCGACTCGACTTCACTTTCAAGAACTTTATAAAGTGCTTTCCAATTAATGTTATCAACATGACTTGCTCTAACATCATTGGGATTTGGAGTAGTAACTGCATTATCTCTAGTTCTTAAACCAAAGGTTTGCTCTACTACTGCTAAACGTCTATCTAAATCATTATCTGGCATTTTGATTTCTCCTTTCTAATTAAATTAATACTCCCATTCTATTTTATAATCAAGAACTTTCGAAAACTTTTTTTAACTTGACAAACTCGCCAGCACGGGGTGTGCCATTCTTTATACTATACTATAGGCACGACCCCCATCGCCACAATGGGCGATGGAGGTAAACTGACTAGGCAATTTATCGGTACTAGGCAGTTATTCTGAAATCAGCAACTTCTTCAATCGTTGCTTTTTTATTCTTGCGAACTGTTGCCTCTTCAATAGGCAACGCTTGTATTTGTTTATATTGCGTTGGCACTTTACATTTATGGTATTCCAACTCGCCAAGTTTTTCCTTAACAAGATTCGTGTCAACCTTAACGGATAGTTTCTGCGAAACATGAATAGAGTAATCCTTTCCATGCAATAGGTTTGCGTTTTCCCCAATACCCATGTCAATGATTAAGTTACGATTTACTTTTATGAAGTCGTCTAATACTTTCTTCATAGTTAAGGCACGACCATAGGCATCTATAATCGCTTGTTTGTTCCTCTTACTAACACTAGCGGAACTTTGGTGTGCTTTCTCTAGCACTTCTAATATATTAACTGCTTTCGACATTTTATTATCCTTTCGTCTTTCTGTTAATTATCCCTTTATATCCCATTTCATTTTACTTGTCAAATCTTTTTTTATTTTTTTCACACGAACTTCCACAACTCTCCTGCGGGGACGTCCTGTATACTATACTAATATACCCCAGCTTCGGCATCGGCGATGGAATGGAGATGGAGACTAGAAGTACACCAGTGTCCAATCTATCTTCTGCCAGAGTCCTGTCAGCCACATGACTACACCCGCCGTCACCAGCACGGTGTGCTGCGGGAACAATGCAACCAGTATACACCAGGCAAAGAATGCAGCGGCAATGTAATGGAGAATCACGCTGATGCCTCAATCATCTCTTGCATCCTCTGCCATTCTGTTGGCCACGAGTCTCCTGGCTGCAGCTCCAGCTTAGCACCATCAAACCAGTCCATATACCAGTATTCAAGGCGATGTAGCTCTTTATGTTCGTTAACGTATCCACGAAGCTCGTCGCTGGGCCCGCCCCAGCTGAACTGCCAGCGCCAGTATCCTTCTGGCTGTTTCTCGAAGGTATGCGGTTCAACGTAATCAAAGGACAGCGCTTCATACTCAGGATCTTTCAGATCTTCCTGACGGTCCTTCCATCTGTCTTCTACTAAATCTTTACATGCTTCAGTCATAATTTTCCTTTCTATGCGCAGGGACGCCAGACGCCTCTCAATTGTTAATCTGGATTAGCTGGGAGCTACCAAAGATCCCGAAGGACCTACAGCAGGGCTCGTCCCCTATTACTTATATAGTCCCATCTTATTAGATAGTCAAGAGGTAATGAAGATTATTTTTCACACAACTTCTGGCAGGTGTCGCCGTCCCCCATCCTTACTACTATAGTAGAGCCCAGTTCAGCTACCACAATGGAGATGGAGAACACCACGGCTGTGCCAGCAGCTGCAGGTGCTGCCCTGGATCCTAAACTATTACTGGTTTCTTTGCTTCCACAATGGAGAATGGAGAATGCAGAAGGTAATCCACCACCTGAGTCCACGCTGCCTGGTCCGCGGGGAGCGGGACCACTAAACGTGGCGCACTGGCGATGGAGAACGGCAATGGAGAATGGAGAAGAAAAGACGGAAAGATGTAGAGTAACCTCTGTTTGAGGGTCTGGAGCATAATAAACGCTCTGCCACCATGCAAAGTATGGCGAAAATGCCATGAGTGTTGAAAAGGACTTAATCTAATATGGTTACTCTGAGTTACTTTAAGTTCGACCCAAACATCAATGCCATTTGAGATGCCATGCAGGTCAGGTATGCCTGAACCAGCCCATGACTCTATTCTAGTCCAATGTATATTTTTCTCTGTGTTCTTCTTTACAAGCTTCCAAAGTTTAGACTCAGGTTTCATTTGGCGATCCCAGTAGGATTCGAACCTACGACCCATTCATTAAAAGTGAATTGCTCTACCATCTGAGCTATGGGATCAAGGTAGCAACCACATAATAAGAAAAGCAACGATACCCCAGAACAGCATCTTCTGTCCAAAGTAAAACAATATTACACTAGGCAACTCCCACCAAGATGGTGAGATGTAATCTATGCTTGGCTTATCTGTCGGAACTTGCAAACTTTTATATAATGTAAACTTATGATCTTTCATGGCTGTAGCTTCATCAACTCTTGTAATTTATTAAACCAAAGCAAACGAAACTCAAAGTTCTCTGCTCTTATCATAGCTTGTTGTAACCAACCGACACGACTCCAAAACAACTGCTCTGACATAGGTAGTGGTGTGTACTCCGTTAGTGGATACACACCATCAAAGATATAAGTATAATCATAATTTTTAGACATGATTGCTATTATCCTTAACATTAATTATTAATTCAATATCCCTTGTAGCCCATTCACCATTGACTGTTTCATGCCACTGCTCAAGCAAAGGCAGTAAGTTTTTTAAACTTATATCCTCACCATCAAGACTGGCTAACAACTGACCTTTTTTACTTTTACCATTAGTCCACCTTGTACCAATGTTGTTCACTACGTATTTATCTATATGCATAACTTTCTCCTTTTTGTATTATATACTCCCAA